AAACACTATTAACAATATGTGCTTTACCAGGCTTTATAACATGGGCGGCATCATTAGCAGAAGCAATACCAGGTTCATCGTTATCAAATGCTAAAAATACTTTATCATATTTATTAACAAAATCTAAGTTAGAAGCAATATTACGTCTAGCACTTTGAGCACCATTGACAATTGATACAACATCAAATTTGGCTTTGGCTTTTGTAAGCATCTCAACTAAAGATAAACAATCTATTTCACCTTCAGTAATAACTAAGTTTTTATATCTACCACAATTAGATTGATTAAATAACTCAGGGACTTCGGCTTTACCAACAACTCTAAAATCTTTAGTTGCTACTATTCTTTTCTTATAAGCTTTAACTTTTTTATTAATTGTAATTGGATAGTAATGACTAATAATATTTCTATCTTGATCATACTCAACCTTAACACCAGCATTGTATAATACTTGCTTAGATATATTTCTAAACGTATCAACAGGTAAATTACTAATCTCATCTAAATTTAAATTAGTTTGTACAACACTAAAATCAACTTCCGTATCTTGCGTATCTTTACTTTGTGTCTTTTTACAAGAAAAACAAAAAGCAGATCCGTCACTATAAACTGCATTAGCATCACTGCTACCACAACCTTCACAACTTGTATGTTTTATAAAGTTAGTGTCCTTACCCATATTATACCTCTCTATGTTATATTATTATTATACCTCTCATCAATCCATTTACTAAAACGAATTAGATCTTTACCACTTGCATTACTCATCATTTTATTTGCTAACGAACATACGAACTCTACGTTACCTTTAATGTAACCTTTACTAGGATCTTTACGATCTAGTGTAGGGCTGTAATTATCGCCACCAAGCATTCCTTGACTAGGCTTCATTGTGTATCCTAAGATCGGACATTTATGATCATTAGGATATATAGATCTCAAATACTCAAGATCTAAATCGAAGTTTAGTTTATATTTTTTAACTCGGTCTTTGCAGTGGTTGAACGACCTGCTGCAAATACCTTTAATTGATCTATAGTATTTCAATTTACTTTCACGTTTACACATTAGATATAAAGTCTTTCCAATAATCTACTGTCCAATTAGAATGATCTTTATAATCTTTAATTAAATATAGCATCTTACCCATCACTTCTAATCTAGTAATATAATCTTCTGGATGAAATTTTTTATACATCCTAATTACTGATTCAAATTGTTTAGTTAGATCTTTACCTTTTAATAACGCAGTAGCTTTAACAATACCCACACCTTTTAAACCAGGAATATTATCAACAGTATCACCCGTTAATAATTGTGTATTAAAAAACTCACAAGCATCGAATCTAGATATAGCTTTAGTATATTTGTGCATCATGTTATAGAAGAGGCCACCAATAATTTGCCAATCTTTATCTACTGTAATCAGCATATAAAGTTGACCTTCATTTAAGTATTTAGTTGCTTCAATAGAAGCTGTATCATCAGCCTCAAAACCATCTTTACTAATTGGTTTATAATTAGCCATAACATATTCTTTACACTCTACAAAGTTAACAGGTTTCTCTTTACGCTTACCTTTATAAACTGTTATGTTTTGTTTTATCTCTCTTCTAAAATTACCATGAGCAGAAACATGTAATGAATACTCATCACATTGTACTTCATCTTTTACTTTTATATATATTTCATCAAATGTTTTCTTAACATCTAAGGTTTCCTTAATTGCTTTATGACATGCCCTGTATATCAATACATCACCGTCAATTATTCCTATCATCTTGTTTTTATTCATTTTTTTAATCTTTCTATAATTTTGTTGGGCTAGCGTTTTACCGCTAACCCGTTTAGTATTAGTGAGTATCAAGCCACGAATTTCCGTGTTTGGCATCACCACCCATCTGAATATTAAGTTCTAATTTCTTAGTAATATAATCTCCAAATGAGTACTCTAGTATTTCCTTAACTCGTTTAACGTTCTCAGGTTTAGTCTGTACTTGAACTTCATCATGAATTAAACCAAGTATATCAACTTCGATATTCTCATTTTTAAACATTTCAAAAGAATTAACTACAGCCGTCTTAACTGTAATAGCTTCAAACGTTTGTAGTAAATAATTTAAACATTTAAAACTAGACTCAGCAAATATTCTACGACCATCTAATCCAGGTATGAAACCAAGACCATCTTTATTCTTAGTGGTATAGAAAAATCTATTCAACTTCTCTACAAGTTCTTTAAGACCTGGAAGTGCAGAATATAATTTATTCTTAACTTCTTTACCCTTATCAATGTCCTCAACACCAGTAACCATTTTACCAAGCTTAGCAAAACCTGCACCAAATACTGTAGCATACAATAAACCCTTAGCTAAAGGTCTAGCAACTCCAACAGTATCAGCATTGTGTTGATGGATATCACCATTTAAAACATGATCATTAACTTTTTTATTATTTAAGTAATGACATAATGCTCTAATCTGATTTCCAGAACTATCACACCCAATCATGACTTTAGATTTATCAGCTATAAAAAGCGATCTCATTTCAGATCCGAAAAATGCATTTGAGTTTGGTACATTCACAACTTTAGAATGACGTTGTCTTGAAGTAGGTGTTCCAATATTAAAAGCTTCAACATAGACTCTACCATTGTTTAGTTCAGCTAATTCAATCCAACCTCTAATAACAGAATGTCTAGATCTTAATTGATAATATTTTAAAACCTTTTTACCAATGTCACCTTCGATTGTGTGAAGAGTATCTTCTGTAATCTTAGGCTCGCCTCCAGGTGTGTACATAGAAGGAATCCATCCCGCATCAAGTAACATAATCCTAACCATATCCATGTTACCTAAATTAGCTTCAGTCATTTTAAATCTTTGAAACGTTTTCTTAGGATCCCATTTATCTGTGTCAGTTTGTTTAATCTCAGTACCTAAAAATTCACTTAACATTCTAGCACTCACTGCAGAAAGTCTACCATCTTGTAGGTACTTAGCTTTCTTAGGTTCTTTATCGGTCAACACTTTCCTAGGTTTTAGGGTAGGGTTAATCTCATCTTCAATAACTTTCATTTCAGCAGTTAACTGTTCATAGAATTTTTTGGCTTTGGGCGTATCAAAATTCCATTTAGTAGTAACTTGTCTTGCACATATTTCAGCAATAGCATGTTCAGTTCTTAATGCTTGTTGAAAGTTAGGTCTGTTCTTAATTAAAGTTTGTGCTTCACTAGCAACATACTTATAAACTTTATGAGTCAAATTAATATCTTGTATTCCATAAATTTTCATCTCTTCAGAGTAATGATCAAAAGCAGGACTTTCACCCTTAGCATCTTTTAATATAACTCCAAAGTTTTTTAAACTATGTTTACCTTCACGTTTAAAATTATTAAGCTGTGAGATAATCATAGTGTCTACAAGTTTAACATCGGCTTTGGGTTTCCAATTTAATAACTTAACCATAACAGGTAAATCATACGCAATTAAATTGTGACCTATAATCGAATCAAACTTTTCCAAGTAAGTTGTTAAGTCTTTTAATGGTTCAGATTTTTCATCATGATCACTAAAGGTCTTAACTTCATTTGTACTTGGGTCTTTAGTTATTGCTAACCAAATTGTATCCACGGTATCTAGTAAACCATTAGTTTCTAAGTCTAGAAAAATCTTATCATTCATTATACTATTTTATCCTTTAAAAAATTATAGAACTTAGCTTGTAAAGCCTCTCTAGTTCCGTTGTTATTAAAACCATACTTAAACGTATAGTCATCTAATGCATGTTCAGATTCATGTGCGTCTCCATTAAAATCATTTCTCTTAACGCAACAAACAAAACCATGTTTATTAATCATATCTACTTCATTAGGAAATCTAACATCAGTAATCACTACATGTTCTTTACAGTTTTTGTATTGATTTTCTAATATTCTAACCCAAACATCTTCATGTACATTTTCTCTAAATGCCATTCCAACTTTTTGTAATATTTCTCTAGAAGATAAATTAAACCAATCTGGTAAAGGTAGTTCTCTCATCTCTCTTTCACCATCAGTTCCAGAAAGAATTGCTTTATCTATTCCAAATGTGTTGTGTGTTAAATCTTTAATTGGTTGAGCAAAACTCATTTTCTTCCAACCAAATGTTGTAGTTAGTATTCTTCCAAGAGTATCTTTACCTGACCCTTTGTAACCTGCTATTCCTATAATCATTATCTTTTCTCCTTGTAAAAATTGTTCTCCAAATAAAAGAACGTATCATTGATATAATTGTAAATATTACTGCTATATTAAAACTTTCAAAAACTGTTGGGTACATTCCAAAAAATGGAAGTATTAATAATTGTATTAATGTAGACAGTATTAAACCGCTACCTACATCAATAAAAGTTTCAATTAAATTTCTCATTGAATAGTTTCAAAAGAGTCAATAGTGTACATATAATTACAAGAGAAATAAGGTCTTAGGCTTTCTTGTATATTCTCATCATCCATAATCATATTTTTTTCTTCTCTACTTAAAATAGTTAGATCCATTATTTGTCCAACCTTAATTACTAAATCTATTTTGTCTGTATCAGAATTTATAAGTCCAATCTGTTTACCTTCAACTGGAACATAATATCCTTTTAATGCATTTCTCTTTTTACCATCTTTAATATTTTTTATTATCTCAGGTGAAACGTGGAAAGTGTGAAACATTTTAAATCCTTTAGTTAAATTGATGAGCCCGTTAGGGCCCACCAAAATGTTTATTAATTAGATAACGTCTTTATCAGAATCAATAGCTTCAAAAGCTAAACTTTCTCCGCCAATATATTCTTTTAAG